GGGCACGTAAGAAGCGCGATGAAGAATTGGCTTGGGAATCTTTGGCAAAAGACAATCAGGCTGTTAAAATAGCATTAGACAATTTAGAAAAAGCAAAACAACAACTTAAAATAACTGCTACATTAGCTAGAGACACTTCAGATTTTGGCGAAATGGTAGAAGTTCAGGCGAGCCCATAACATGACAAATAAACAACCAGTTGACCTAACACCGTTACAGAAAGACTATGCGGTATACTTACCTGCTATCAGTTCTTTCTATTCTACATACATAGCAAAACAGAGATTAGAAGAGTTTATCCCCAAAGATCGTATTCCCCAAGGTTTCGATCGCGGCATCGAAGGAATGAACTTCCTTAATCCTGAACAGGGTTATTTCTATTATAAGTATGCTCTGTATTCAGCAGGCCACGCACAGCTAGACATCAACAAGTCCATGACACAAGAGTCTATGATCCAACAACGTGATCGTGGTGCTACGATGATACTAGGCGATTCCGGTGGTTATCAGATTGGTAAAGGTGTTATTAAATTTGATTGGCAGAACTTCGAAGGTGCCGAAGCCAATAAGGTTCGTGAAAAGATCCTTACTTGGTTAGACGTTACCGCAGACTGGTCGATGATGCTAGACGTTCCAACCTGGGCCTGCGATCATATCCATAGTCCAAAGACTGGGTTAAAAACATTCGAAGACTGTCTAGAAAAGACCCGTTTCAACAACGAATACTTTATTAACAATCGCCTTGGTGTCAAAGACGGTGGCACAAAACTTCTCAACGTTCTACAGGGTTCAAACTGGGAAAACGCAGAAGCATGGTATCAAGGTGTAAAAGAATATTCCGATACCGGCAAGTATGGAGACAAGGCCGCAGAAGGTTGGGCTATGGGTGGTGCTAATATGTGCAAGATGCCTATTACACTACGCAGACTGATCACTATGAGGTTTGACGGTATGCTAGAAGGTAAAGATTGGATGCACTTCTTGGGCACCGCACAGTTGGACTGGGCTTGTTATCTTACAAGCATCCAGCGTCAGATTAGAAAGCATGTAAATGAAAACTTCACAATTTCCTTTGACTGCGCATCACCTTTCATCGCAACAGCTCACGGACTGGTATATACTAACGCCCAACACACCAATAAGCGATTCAGTGTTATCATGGATAAAGCCCCGGACAATAAGGGTCTTTCCGGACGGCACGATATACCTTTTCCTTTCGAAAGCGATTTTGGTCGCAGACTTACGGTCGCAGATATTTGCCACTACGCCCCAGGCATGCTAAACAAAATTGGCAAGGAAGGTAAAACTTCATGGGACAGCTTTGCCTATGCTCTAATGATGGGGCATAACGTAGAATGTCATATCCGTGCTGTTCAACGTGCTAACAATTTGGCAGACATTGAATACGCAAGTTATAAACCTAATTGGAGATCTTGGCGCAAGGTCAAAGATGCAGATAAGAGCGATGAGCGTTCAGAGTGGGTTCCTCGTAACATTCTTTACTTTAACGAGTTCGTCGAAGAACTATTTGCGCTCAAGACCAAAGACGAAGCATTTGCATTAATCGCTGATGCGGAACGACTTGGATTCTTACAGAACTTAGAAGGTGCAAGACTACGTGGCGGTGTTACAAATATTGCACATACATTGTTCTATGAAGAATCAGAAGATGAAACGTCATGGGAAGATGATAGAGAAGATGACGCTTTGGATAACTTAACCGTTGAATAAGGAGGTTATATGTATGAAAACCGAATTAAACATTTGGAAGAAGCACACCGTGCTTTGAACAAACAAGTCGACAGTTTGGAAAAAAATGGCCTGTTTGAAGACCTAAAACTGGAAGAATTGAAGAAACAAAGGTTGCATTTGAAAGACGAAATTGCTATACTAAGACATAAACAACAACTGCTAAACGAATCCAACGATTAAAATGTATTCAGAAAAACAATACGAAGAATTTCAAAATCGTATGCACGAACGTTTTCCCAAAATGTTCGAAGGTAAGTATGGGGGGTTTGCCTGCGGTCCCGGTTGGTGGCCGATGTTGGAAACTCTCTGTGCTACGATCCAAAGTCATATAGATCAAAGTAAAGGTTCTTGTCCTCAGGTAACTGTAGAGCAGATCAAAGAAAAGTTCGGAACACTACGTTTTTATACCCAAGGCGGCGATGATTTTACCAGCGGTGCTATTTGGCTCGCTGAAAGTCTCAGTGCCGGAATGTGTGAAGACTGCGGAGCACCTGGAAAACGAGTCAGCGACGGTTGGGTAAGAACGCTTTGTGATTTTCACATCGCAGAACGAGAAGCTCTTAGATCCGAGGAAATGAAAAGAAATGGATTCGAAGAATAAGTGTAATAACTGCGGAAACTATTATAGTGCTGCCTGTGACTGGCAGCAAGGTCGTTGTCCGCATCATCCCCCCTATATTAATCCTCACTCATTTAGATATCTCAACTTAATCAACTCAATCAAAGGCTGGTATACATCATGGCAACACAAGAAGAAAAACAAGAACTAATCAACGTTCTTAAATTCACTCCTCGAACCTATCGTGTAAGATTGTGGGGCTATGGCGGTGAATATGTCATGGGCACAGTAGATCGTAAAATCTATGATTACTTCAAACAACGTAGGCTGGATGTATCAGAGTTCGCCTGGGATGGTGACTATGCCGAAACAAATAATATTCCAGAAGACATGCAACCGTTCTATCCAGGTAACTGGCATGACTGCGACAACATGGGCCATTGCTGGGGAGTAGATCGTTCCGCAGGAACTATCCAAGTAGATGACGAGAACGGTAACACAGTCTATGAAAAATCACTAGAAGATATTGTAGGCTACGATGAAGAAAATCCAGAACCGGAATGGACATGCGGTGACGAAGTATGGATTGACAGCCAGCCCGCAGGTAGTGTAGTATTCATTGGAACCAGTTCAGAGAAAGGCACATTCTTTGAAGCAGACATTGAGCTTAAAATGCCTTTTGATCCTAGCAAACTAAGTTTACAATACGACGAAATTGATGGTAACGAAATTATTACATCAGTTAGTTATGATGGTGAAGAACTAAACAACGACGGTGGCGATACTAACGGTAAGAGCACAGACTTTGGATTTTATGTTGCAGGTTCTCTAAAAGATGGTAAATGGGAACGTTATAGGAACATGGACGATATCGAATATGGTCTTACAGAATGGTTTCCCGCTAAAGTTAATCCAGAACGCACAGGCAAGTATAATGTCAAGACCAAAGATGGTTACAGCTATCAGGCTAACTGGAATGGTGAGTTCTGGCACAATGACTGGAACGATGAAAAGATTAAAGTCAAAGAATGGCAGGGTATCTCTTATGATCCTGATGAACATTTTTTGCGTGAAGAACTAGATAACATTACACTGGAGAACTAATCATGACTTGGCCTTTTCCTAAAAACGAATCCTCATCTAATGAGCCTCAAGAAAAGAAAGAACTTACTGATTGGACTGTAAGCACTTACTATAAAAAGTCTATCGAAGAACACGAAGAATATACCAAAGACGGTATGACTATTATTCGTAAAACCGGTTGGCGTGGCGGATCATGGACTGTGTCCACTAATGACGGCAATCCTCCAGAATTTGATTTCACCGAAGTGCCAGGAGGCGACGGTAAAACCGACAGCATCAGTATCTACGATGCCTACGGCAACAACATCGAAGAAGTAGAACTCAACGAAACCTGGGACGGCTGCTGGGAAGACATCGAGTGGCCCGATGACATGGACTATGAGGAACGTGAGCGTCTCGAAGCACTGATCGAAGAAGAAGGCTTTTATTCTCTCGAAGAAGACGGATGGTATCAGGGAGACAGTGCAACGTATATCTGGGGGCCTATCCTAATCGAGGGTGATAATGATTATCGTAGAATTATCATCGCAGACGATGATGGCAATGTAACTGATTTCGAGGAAGATGAATGAAACGTGATTACAAAGATGGGGTTCGTGAAGATATCACTGTTTTTACAGGTATCGAAATTGAACGAACACCTGCTTACGGAATGAAGACATTGTTTGTAGTCGGAGTTGCCAACGAACAAATGATCACCGAGCTGGCAAAGAATAACGATTGTAAACATATCTTTTTTGGGGCTAATCATAGTTTCGATCCAAAGAATGACGATTATCATTATTGGAAAGCCTGGGAGAATATGATTGAGTATTGTCTAGAACAAGGATTCTGGTGCAGTCTCGATATTCCATTATCGGCTGTCGAACAATTTAATGATGGTGGTTTGAACGATCACAATAAGTTTATTCCGCAGATTCGAGTGCCTATCCCGTATATTAAATTGTGGAATTATAATACAATGTTAAAGATCGACGACAAAGATTTTAACGCAACTAATCCTGGGGTTTGGTGCCATAACCTCAGAGATCTAATGGGTAGAGATCGTTTTACTGATTGGGATCAATATGGCAATGACGAGATAATCAAATGAGTGGTTATGGACAAGCAATTGGGTATTCTAATCAAGCCAAATCGGCTGTTAGACCTGCTCGTAAAATTAGGAAACAAAAAGTGAAACTTACATTCAAACAACGTATTCGTAATTGGTTGAACAGTGACGACGAGGCAGATGTTCCGCAGTTAGTAACTGCAAGCGAAGGTCTATCTAGCGAAGGTATGCGTATGCAGATTTATCGTGCATCGGGTGGTTATGTTGTAGAGACTCGCAGTTATGACAGCCATAAAGATCGTCATCATAATACCATGCACGTTATCACTGAAGAACAAGACCTCGGTGACTGTCTAGGAAAGATCGTAATGATGGAGGCACTAAAGCGATGAAACAAAATTTTAAATCATACACTGTTAAAGAAAACAAAGGATTCCGTTTGCGAATCGAATCTTGGGATATTTTAAATCCTAAAGATCTAGTAGCTATTGAATTCGTTCAAGAATGCCTAAATACCGAAGGAGAAGTTGATTCTTCTAGCGTTTACAGTTATAATATGACTAGAGAAGAAATCGCTAATCTATGTAAAGGATTGATGTCTGTATGATTATCCGACAAGACGTTCGACCAAATAAAATGATCTGGGTCACTTTCCGTAAGGAAGGTATCCATAAGTATCCAGCGGCAATGACCGATCCTAACCTAGCCACAGGTGACGAATACGATGTCAGCTTCTTGGGCTATCCGCATCGTCACATCTTCCACTTTAAAGTTTGGATCAGTGTCACGCACGATGACCGGGATATTGAGTTTATTCAGTTTAAACGTTGGTTGGAAAATCTTTACAAAGATGCTACACTAAGTTTAGATTATAAAAGTTGTGAAATGATGTCAGGTGATTTATATGACGTCATTAGCAAGAAGTATCCAGGCCGTGAGGTTTGGATTGAGGTCTCCGAAGACGGAGAAAATGGTTCATTTATCAAATATTAATAAGGAAATAAAAATGGCTCGTAACTACAAGGACTATCAATATTTTGCCAACCGTCCTGACGTTGTGAAAGTCTGGGATGATCTAGACGCCTATCTCGACTACTGTCGATTCGAACTCTGTGAGTTCAACCCTGCGGATCTTTATCGTAAAGATTCTAAAAACTACCAGGCTTACTTAGCCAGCAAGAGACCACGCAGACCTTACCAAGGTAACAAACCTCGTTGGGACAACAACGGAGATCGCGGGCAAAACCGTAGACCATATGGCCAAAATTTTTCTCGTTGATCTAGAATCCGTAGAAACACGCTACACAGGTGAGTGGAAAACTCATCTGCCAGCGTTACTACGCAAAGGAGGACATGATGTTCAAATTATATCTGGCCCTACAGATATTCCTAGTGCAACCACTCCTGGCGCTTTTCTTAATTTTGGTGGCACCAATATATATAAGTCTGCCCAAGTTGAGCAAATGGGCAGGCTGTTTTGCTCCGGATCAGTGGCTCCTAATGATCACTTCATCTTTACTGATGCTTGGCATCCTGGCATAGTTAATTTGAAATATATGAGCGAACTGTTACATATTCCTGTAACTATTCACGCATTGTGGCATGCTGGATCATACGATCCTCAAGACTTCCTAGGCAGACTTATTGGCAATGCCAAATGGGTCAGACATGCTGAAAAGAGTTTCTTTTATGCTGTCGATCATAACTACTTTGCCACAGACTTCCATATCAATATGTTTGGTTTAGAGTTACTAAATCTTGATAGAAGTTTGTTAGATGCATCTCATATTCCTAATAAGAAAATCGTTCGCACTGGTTGGCCTATGGAATATATGAAGGATGTTTTGGTTATGTATAAGAATATGCCTAAGCGTGATCTTATTTTATTTCCACATCGCATCGCTCCAGAAAAACAAGTAGATATTTTCAGAGATCTTAAAGAACAATTACCACAATACGAATTTGTAGTGTGTCAAGATCAACAATTAACAAAAAATGAATATCATAACTTGTTAGGTGAGGCTAAGTTAGTGTTCAGTGCTAATCTACAAGAAACACTAGGAATCAGTTGGTATGAGGGTGCTATCGTAGATGCTATTCCTATGGTGCCAGATCGACTAAGCTATAAAGAGATGGCTATGGAAGATTTTAAGTATCCCTCGGAATGGACAGAAAGCTTCGATGCGTATACTAGACATAAAGGAGCGGTAGTAGATAGGATACAGCATTATATGGAAAATTACGATTCCTATCTACCTCGCCTAAATAAACAGGTAGATCGATTAACTAAAGACTTTTTTAGTTGCGATACACTATTAGAGATGTTAAAATAACATGTCATCCACGACAATAACTCGGAGAATCATAATTGACAAAACCAGAATTTAAACCAGATGCTGTATTAAATGCAGAAATCGATAAAACTTTTAAGGCTGACGAATACGAACCCTTAGGCAAACCAGTTTACGTTAAAAAAGAAACAGCACTAGACGCAATGGCCGGAGACGGTGGCTATCAAGAAGGCAAATACCTAGGCGACTTCCTTCGCTTTAAAATGAAACGTGATAAAAAACGTTTCTGGGCAGGTGATAACATCAGCGACTATGTTAGCGAAGAAGATAAAGAACGCTTGATCGACGAAGCAACTGAAGCATTCGAAACAGTGCTTGATCGTTTGCTGATTGATCGCGAAAACGATCCCAACAGTAAAGGCACAGCCCGCAGGCTTGCTAAAATGTATTTTAACGAAATTATGGCAGGTAGATATGACCCAAGTCCCTCAGCAACAAGTTTCCCAAATGATTCGGAGGACCGTTACGAAGGTATGTTGGTTGTTCGCAGTGAGCTTCGCAGTATGTGTAGCCATCATCACCAACCTGTGGTTGGTGTTGCTTATATTGGTATTATTGCTGCCCAGCATCTTATCGGACTCTCAAAATACACAAGAATCGCCCAGTGGTGCGCCCGACGCGGAACTCTCCAGGAGGAACTTGCTAATGATATTGCTAGGGAGATCGAAAAAGCCACAGGAGCCAAAGACCTAGGTGTTTATATTCAAGCGACACACGGATGTTGCGAGAACAGAGGCATTATGGCACATAGTAGTCTAACACAGACCACAGTATTAAGAGGTGCATTTAAAGATGATTCAGGAACTAAGAAGGAGTTCTTTGATAACATCAAACTACAACAAGAGTTCGCTCCTAGATAAGAGGATATTATGAGAAAAGAAATGATCGGCGTTTTAAAACAACACTTCGAAGCACACATTCTGAAACATAAAATGAATGTAGATATCATGTTAGGTAATCCTATGGCTATTCATGATCATACTGATCTTATGGATGCTATTGAAAAAGAAGTTGCCCTAATCGCTGAATATCACGACAAATTAGAAGTAATGAATACTTATTTTAAGGAGTAAGATTATGCAGGTCAGAGTAGAAAGCAAAGAAGAAGATATAGGAAGATGTGGTTGCGGTCGCAGTCCAACTGGTAAATGCATTGGTTGGCATGGTTTGGACGAAGGAACATATCGTGAAAAGCTAGCTGAATGGGAATTAGAAGATTATAAGAAACGTGCTCAAGAAACATGGAATGATTCTTGCACATCTGGGAGATCCGAATGAATTCCGTTGATATGGCCAACGATCTAATCAATCGTGCTAAAAATCTAAAAAAGTTTGAAGTAAAACGTTTGTTAGAAGATGGAATCATGTTTAATGGACCTGTTCCCTTTGATATTAAGGGAAAGGACGATTGTTATTGGATCTACGCCTATGCTGTTACACAAGAAGAAGCAGAAGCACAGGTCGATGCTTGGTTAAGCAACAAAACGTGACACAACCACTTAAAGACGAACTAATGGTTCAACAACAGTTGCCTGCCACTGATCGTCGAGAGTGGGCTTGGCAACATATGGTCGCTGTGATCATGTTAAACCAAACTGGAAGAAAGGCAGTCAAATATGTGCTGCCTTTGTTCTTGGATCGTTGGCCTGGTCCTGGAGAATTCCTTTGGGCTACAGAAGATGAAGTCAAAGAAGTGATTTGGCCATTGGGCATGTATAATACTCGATTCAAACGGCTGAAAAGGATGACAGCAGACTTCTTGACTTGGGACGGAAATGATGCTACAATGTTATATGGCATTGGTAAGTATGGTTCAGATAGTTATGAAATCTTTTTCAAACAGAACTATACCATTGAGCCTACAGATAAAGAATTGAAACGATACCTCGCAGAGGAGATTTTTAATGTTGTTGAAACTGCTTGAACGACTAGGACGCAAACGTATCATTTATGATCGTGTTCATAACGAACCGTATCTAGAACGGTATTATCTCTTTTTAAAAGAAAGAGAACGGTTTCCCTTTAATGTGTTTTTACATAAGTTTTTAAAAGGTGATCCAGACGACGTCCACGATCATCCTTGGCCTTATGCCACCTTGATCCTGAAAGGTGGTTATTACGAATGGATTCCTCAGTTCAATGCTGAAGGAATTAAAACATGTGAAGTTAGAAAGTGGCGTGGCCCCGGTCACTTCCGCATTTGTTCGCCTAATAGTTATCATCGTATCGAATTAAAAGAAGGTGTAACAGCATGGACGCTGTTTATGCCAGGTCCTCATAAACGCGAATGGGGTTTTCTAGTTAACAATAAGTGGATTCAACACGAACAATATCTTAAGGAGAGGTATGAAAAAGCTCATAATCAACCAGCAAGAATTTAACGGACTAGTTTCGGATATCTGTAGACAGATACATTTAAGCGGTTGGACTCCTGATTATATCGTAGGCATTACCCGAGGAGGGTTAATGCCTGCTGTTATGATCAGTCATTATTTTAATGTGCCTTGTGAAACTTTAAAAGTCAGTTTAAGGGACGGTGGTGAGCCCGAGAGTAATCTATGGATGGCTGAAGATGCGCTCGGTTATCCTAAACAAGAAAGATTTATCGAAGACGATCGAGATATCGGTGCTATACTCGATGCAGCTGGTGATCTTTTAGAGCAAGGCGACTCTTATAAAAATATACTCATAGTCGACGACATCAATGATTCAGGTGCTACGATAAATTGGATCATGAACGATTGGCCTAATAGTTGTTTACCCGATGACCCTAGTTGGGAAGAGGTATGGAACAACAATGTGAAATTTGCTGTAATCGTCGATAACTTGTCCAGTAACTGCAAAGTCGAAATGGATTTTGTTGGAATGGAAATCAACAAAGCCGAAGAAGATGTGTGGGTAGAATTTCCTTACGAAGATTGGTGGAAAAAATGAAAGACACATACAAAATATTTCCTGCTGAGCCAGCAATGATTGAAGATTCTAAGGCACCTTGGACTGAGCTAGTAGAAGAAGACTATCATGTCAAAGTATTCCGTGATATCTACCCTGTCACAGAAGGGCATCTGCTGTTCGTGCCTAAATATAATACCGTTGCTGTATTAATGGACTGTTTTGAAGATGCTATCAAAGATGGCATCAAAAGAGTTCACGAAGGCGAATGGGACGGTTTTAATATCGGTATGAATTACGGTCCAGCTGCCGGACAGACTGTTCCATGGCCGCATGTTCATTTAATTCCAAGACGCAAAGGCGATATGGAAGATCCCACAGGCGGGGTGCGTCATGTGATTCCAGAACGAGGAAATTATCGCAAATGGTAAGAGTTACAGTTCCGTGGCAAAGTCAAAGCAACCATTGGTGGAATGAAACCTGTGCTCAGGTTGTAGAACATTTTGGTTTACCTGGCGGTAAGTATGTAACAGAAGTTTCCTCTGAATGTATGCACTTTGATTTCCAAGACGAAAGAGATGCCTTATTATGCAAGATAATGATCAGCGACAAAATTTAAAAAAAGATACGTGGATTATTATCGTAGCATTGATATGTGTTCTTGTATTTGTTTCTACAAACTTCGGAGAACAGCAAGGACGCTACTATGATTGCCGAGATGCTCACTGGCATCCCGACGTTCCGGTCGAAGTAAAAAAAGAATGTAACAGACTCTTACATGAAGAAATGAAACGTATTAAAGAAGAAGAGTCAAAGAAAAAATATATCACAGCATGAAATCTTGGACACTATCTATAGAAGAAGACGGTATTTTAACATTTCCTCCCGATCTGTTATTAGAGGCAGGATGGGAAGAAGGTGATACCTTACATTGGATTGATAATCACGACGGCAGTTGGAGTTTAATCAAAGAAGAAGACTTGACAAACTTCATTAAAAAAGGTATAATAAACAATGAGCAAAATTAAAATCGCAGAGCTGTTTTACAGCATTCAAGGTGAAGGACGCTATATGGGTGTGCCTTCTGTTTTCTTACGCACATTTGGTTGCAACTTTAAGTGTGCTGGTTTTGGCATGCCTAGGGGAGAATTGAGCAATGAAATCGAAGCTATCGCCTCAAGAGTCGGTCAGTTTAAAACTTATGAGGAATTACCATTGGTTACTACCGGTTGCGACAGTTATGCTAGTTGGGATCCACGTTTTAAAGACCTTAGCCCAATGCTCACTTCAGACGCAATCGCAGACAGGATCTGTGAAATTTTGCCTTACGGTGAGTGGAGAGACGAGCATTTAGTTATCACAGGTGGCGAGCCTTTACTAGGTTGGCAACGTGCTTATCCAGATTTGCTCAATCATCCTAAGATGGCGGGACTTAAAGAAATCACATTCGAAACAAATGGCACACAAAAATTATCAAAAGAATTTAAAGAATATCTAATCACATGGGGATTAGATCATAGAGACTATCATAAATTAACTTTTTCTGTGAGTGCTAAACTAAGTTGCAGTGGTGAGGAACGACACGAAGCTATTCGACCCGACATCGTTTGCGAATACGAAGAAGTCGGGTATACATATCTTAAATTTGTTGTAGCCACTGAAGAAGATGCAGAAGAAGCATTAGAAACTGCGGACATTTATCGTGCAGAAGGATTCACAGGGCCAGTATATCTGATGCCTGTAGGCGGTGTGGAGAGCGTTTATACATTAAATAATCGCCGCGTAGCGGAACTAGCAATGAAGAACGGACTTCGCTATTCAGATCGTTTACAGGTGCCTTTGTTTAAAAATGAGTGGGGAACTTAATGAAGATTATTAAAAAACTATTTGGTTTGGATAAAATCGAAGCCAATATTGAAGAAGCAAGAGTAGCGTTGGAACAAGCTACCAAATTAAAAGATGAAGCCGAAAAAAATCTAAAAGAAATTGCTCAAGAGCAAGAATTGGCTAAATTATCTCCCAAAGATCGGGCTACTCGCAAGAAAGAACCGTGGGTTGGGGTGTTAAATACCCATGTAAACAAAGAAAATGTTCGCAATGGCTTTTTTGAACTTGACTGGAACGAACATTTTGTGCTACAATTAAAGCAAGAAGGTTACGGTGTAGAAGGTGATAATGATGAAGAAATCGTTGATCGCTGGTTCCGTGAACTTTGTGCCAATGTGGTAGTAGATGGCGATTACGGTGGTCCGGTAGAAACTGGATCTTTGGACATACAGAGTGTAAAGAAGAATAATTAATGACCTATATTTTAGTCGATACTGCTAATACGTTTTTTCGTGCTAGACATGTTATCAACGGCGATGCTGACATCAAGCTCGGCATGGCATTCCATATAACTCTAAACTCTATTCGCAAAGCGTGGCAGCAGTTCAACGGCAGTCACGTTATTTTCTGCTTAGAAGGAAGATCGTGGCGTAAGGACTATTATGAGCCTTATAAGCGCAATCGCAGTGATGCTCGTGCTGCGTTAAATGAACGCGAGCAAGAAGAAGATCGTGTGTTTTGGGAAGCATTTGATACATTCAAAGAATTTATCAAAGATAAAACTAATTGCACAGTTTTGCGTCACGATCAATTAGAAGCAGATGATCTTATCGCAGGTTGGATACAGAGCCATCCAGAAGACAATCATGTCATTATCAGCACAGACACAGATTTTGTGCAACTTATCGCACCCAATGTAAAACAATACAACGGTGTAATGGAACACGTAATTACACACGAAGGAATCTTCGATGACAAAGGCAAGCCTGTTATCGACAAAAAAACCAAAGAAGCAAAAGCAGCACCGGACCCAGAATGGTTGTTGTTTGAAAAATGTATGCGTGGTGATACCAGTGATAATGTCTTCTCGGCGTATCCTGGTGTTCGCACTAAAGGCACAAGCAAAAAAGTGGGTCTTACTGAAGCGTTCGAAGATCGTAAAAGCAAAGGATTTGCGTGGAACAATCTCATGCTTCAGAGATGGACTGATCACGAAGGCAAAGAACATCGTGTCTTAGAAGATTACGAACGCAATCGTAGACTTATCGATCTAAGTCATCAACCAGATCATATCAAAGAAATTATTTTTACTACTATTGCCGAGGCGACTGGTGCTAACAAAAACATCAGCCAGGTAGGAATTAGATTAATGAAATTCTGTCACTTATACGATCTTAAAAAGATCGCAGAACAAGCACAGAGTTATGCGGAGCCATTAAATGCTAGATATATTATCAAAGAAGAACAGGATCTGTCGGTTTAAAGATACCTGTGAATCTAAAACAGACACATGCTGGGAGAACATTATGACAGAGCTACACGCTAAACCAATCATCCAAGATAAATTTTGGATCATTGAAGAAAACGGAGAAAAGGTTGCAACTCTTAGAAAAAATGAAGACGACCGATTCGTCATGAGCAACCACGACGGTGTTAAGATATACGAAACGAAAGAGAGTCTCACTCGAGAGTTTGGAAAAAACTTTTTCGTTGTTAAAATTGTTAAAGAAGCAGATAACTCAGAACCAAACGAAGTTCATGGCTTTCCTACCAGCACCGCTCCTCATAATCCTTTATATGACGTAAAAAGAAAATTACCGTTGTTTACAAAGAGCAGTGATTCGAAAAGTTTATATTGTGCAGGTTACTATACAATCAAATTTGAAAAAGGATGGGTGAAAAGTTTTTGTCCTAAGCTCATTACACTACAACGTTATGAATTCAAAGGCCCGTTTAAAACCGAGTTTGAAATGAAACAGGTGCTTTCAAATGTCTCAAAATAACCTTCCTACTAACCTACCTAGTGTTGAAAAACTCATACAAAAGGTAGTAGCAGCTGATAGAAGTCAACAAAAAGAAATCAGGATTACCATACAAGAGGCTAAGGACCTAACCGCAGAATTGGCCATCTTGACATCCAAATTAGGTAAAACCGTTCAAGAAATACATCAAATGCTGGCCGAAATCAAAGAATCAACCACTAACATAGACGTTAAGTTCGACGGCGGAAGCTTCTAAAGGTATAAATATATACGTGGTTAATTAGGAAACACGTATATTATGAGTAGACCAAAACCGAAGATTCTTTTAGAATACGCTAACAAGGAAACATTCAAAGTAGAACAGATCCTTGACAGCGAAGCCATCTGGGCTGTATTCTACAAAGGTCAACCTTTTAATTTAAAAAGCGGAAGTTTAGTCGCTAGTTATCCAGGACCTAAATATAAAAAAGTTAGTTTTTCAAATCCTGGTCATGCATATAATCTCGCCAAAAAGTTAAACAAGCTCTTCAAGACTTCAGACTTCGCTGTATATAAACTAACCTCAGGCGAAGAGGTAAAATAAAATGAATACCAAGGATGCCTATACACGGGTATTCTTACAGGCATCAGACATTGATCCTTCCGACGATAACATCAAAAAATATTCTGCTGTATTTTGGTTCAGCTTTAGAAATAAAGACCAAGGTGGTCTAAGACTAACTGAAGCAGGGTTGCAATTCATTGAAGAATATGCTAAAATAAAAACATATAAAATAGAATTTCCAAATGAATTTGCATTCACTCCGCAGGTTTTAATTTGGTTAGACAATTTTATAGATTCGCCTTATTTTATAACCAAAAAAAATATCACAGTATTGAAAGAAAAAGCTGCGTTTGAATTATATCTGTTTTCCGGCGATATAAGAAAGTTCGGGCATAACAAAGCTCTTTCTAAAAGATTAAACCAAGAATCTATACCAGAATAAACTGACCATATAAATATTGCACTATGTTTAATTTAAATCCTATTGCGATTTTGAAAAAGCGAGAAGTTAAAACTCTCCCGCCCCACTTCGCTAAAATTAAAATTAGCGATACTGAAATGTTTGATAACAAAATCAAAAATTGGATTAAGGATAAACTCAAAGGCAGATATTGTGTAATTAGAACTCCTCATGTTGATCAGAGTGGAGTTTTAAAATCAGTCACATTCGCAGCTTTTGAAGATCAAAAAGAGCTAACATACTTTATGTTAGCCTGCCCATTTTTAAGGAGAAACTAATGTCAGAAGAACTTGCCAGTGCAGTAGCAGAAGAAGCTGCAAAAGCACAACAGCCGGCCGCAGCCCAACAGGCTCCTCAACAACAAGGAACTGATTTAAATATCAGCGACCTAGTTGCATTAAAGAGCATTTTAGAAGTTGCAAGCCAGCGAGGTGCATTTAAAGCCAACGAGCTAGAAGCCGTTGGAAGAACATTTAACAAACTGAATGCTTTTCTAGAGTCAGTAGCTAAAAAGGAGGCTTAATATGCCAGTCTTAAAACACATAGGAAGAATTACCAAAACAGGAGCGAAAGTTCTGGTTGCTTTCAGAACATTACCCGGAGAATCAAACTACGCTCTTGTAATTCCTGTGGCTGGTTTAAGCGATTCTTATCACGATGCTATCATGAAGGTAGTAGAGAGCGATCAAGCACAAGAAACGTTTGAGTTCGGCGAGATCTTATTCATTAGATCTTTTCCAGACGGAAGACCAATGCTACAGGCGCTCAAAGCAGACGGAGACCTGCAAAAGGTTCCGACAGACTCTGTTACAATGACTCCCACACCGAATGATAACATCGAGCTACATCAACTCAATGTTCTTATCGCAGAACAAAGAAACTGTGCTGTAGATGATCTATGCAAATTTGTCTCTGGAGCGCCTAATCCAGATGCTCAAGTTGAAGACGTTGCGAAGATCAGCGAAGTTCCTAAAACAGAAGAAGTGTTAGGAAGAGATATTGGAGAACCAAGAAACGTTCCAGAGCCCCTTAAAGCTCCAGAGAACCAAGCACTAACTGATAAAGACATCGCAAAGAGCTATAGAAGCCAGGCTGATGCTATGTATAAGGAAGCAGCTAGATTAAGAAGAGAGGCAGATGAATTAGATCCACCTCAAAAGAAAACCGTAAAGAGTAAAGAAACGTTAGATGCCTAATCCGCTGTTCAGACCACCAAGACATCTGGTCAAAGAATGGCCCGAAGTGTTTGAAGATCTATATATGAATACTATGCCGGTGGCATATTTAGATCTTGTTCATTTAGAATTCACTGACGGAAAAATTTGGCAGATAGATGTTAAAAAAGAACTAGAAAATAAATCGGCCGATGTTATAGCCGAGACATTGCTAGACACACTTCAAGAATACAAAGACGATATTAAGAAAATAGATTTTAAAGTTGATGTCGAAAGATTGAAACTAGATATCAAAAATTCTACTAAAAGTATTTTCTAGTATTTCCGTAGTGGATCACTCGGTGATCATCTGATTTAAAACTTCTCCAAGGGTCAATAACAATTGACCCTTTTTC